ATTCTGCACTTGTGGCAATACCTCTAAATTTGTAATGTGTGGTATTGTTCATTGTTGTGCCTGCTTGTATTGTAGGAAATTGTGTACTAAGTGCAGTTGTACCATCTTCTAATTTTTCATCTATATGAGGTGTCCAAGCTGTAGTATCATCTGTCATAATTGTAACAATATTTGAATCTACAATATGTTCTATTGTTTTGTGAAAATTACCTCCAGTGTCTTTTCTGTTGCGGAATTCGATTTTTGTTGTACCTGCGCCACTTAACAATACACTCCAAACACCGTTATCATAAACTTTCATTTGACTATTTGCTGTATCGTACCAAAGTTGACCTTCAGTTGGATTTGATGGAGCACTTGCATTAGCAAAATGTTCTAACAAGTGCAACATGTTTTCGTTTAATATTTCTCCAAAGCGTGTATAGTTTTTACCAATTAATCCAATACTAGTACTGGTGTCAATTGTTCCATCGTTTACAACTATTGCTGTTTTACTGCTTTGACTATAATCTATTGTATATGGCATATCTTATTCCTTACAAGTCTGCAAAACTTGATCTAATTCTTAATGTATAAATTACCTGTATCTTTCTGTTTTCACTTTTTTGCACTGGATGAAAGACTACATGTGTTAACAAATCGTTGTTACCACTATAAATTCCAAGTTCGTCAAAAACGTAATCACCATTCATACTTGTAGCTGTATCTGTTGCATCTTGTCCAGATACACTACCATAATCTAATGTGCATGTTGTGACTACATCACTGAAAGTGTTAGGTGCAGTATGAGAGATCTCTGTGCCGTTTGTAGCACTTCCGCTTACAGATTCATCAACTGCTTGACTAAATGTTTGATTATACAAAACACCGCTAGCACTATTGGTGTTGGTTGCTTTATATGTTACTGTTCCTAATCCGTCAATAGTTGTACCGCCATTACCAAATCGCATTGTAGCGATATGATGTGTTCCGGTGTTACCAGCCTCGTTTGCAAGCAAACTAGCAATAGCAATACTCATATTTTCATAATTAATTGCATTTCTTCTGCGTACTAATACTTCACCGGATTCAGGATCCCATATTTTAATATGTCCTTCAATTCCTATCAGTGATGTATCATTTAAATTATCTAGACTCATTGTTCTTTCCATTATAATGTATTTATATCGTTCCTTTGCCTACATTTCTAATGAAAGCATGTTCTGGCGTAGTTCCTGCTGACGCAAGACTTGTACTGTAATCGTTGTATGCTAATCTTAAGTTATCGCCATAATGTGAGAACTTCTCTGTAGTAGGAATCTTTGTTGTTTGCCCACTGTTTACAACACTTGCACCGCTAGTGTGTGCTACTGCACTTGTACCTAATGTACCTCTGGTGCAGAACAGCAAGTCATTTCCATTTATTGCTTGATATTCAATTCTTTCATGTCCTATATATACTACTCCTGGTTGTGAACCTATTGTAATATTTGGATCATCTAGTATAGTTGCATCAGCTACTGAAATTGTTGTACTAAAAACAGTAATATCTGAAGTTAGCGTTGTTTTTTGTGCATCTACAATAGCATGGCTTTCTTGTATGTTTGTTGGCATATAATGTACCATTCTAAAGGTTCTGCTATCTGGTCCAGAACTAATACCATCGTTGTTTATTAGTCTATAAGGATCTGACAGTGTATACGATTTGACTAAATCACTGCTATTCCCTACAATAAACATTTGTAAACCGTCTGAACTGAAATGTATACCGGAAGGGTTACCTCCTACAAAATAAAATCCGTGATGTACCATTGTTGATATATCCCACGGTGTGCTTACTCTATATTCATCTACACCATTATGAATTGTACCAACTATAAACAGTCTAGTACCATCAGGGCTCCACTCTATGCCAAATGGTTCAAAGTCATGTGGTTGTGTGGTCATACTTTGATTGAATGTTGCAGTGGAAATATCAAAGCCAGTGGATAAATCAAATTCATGAATCTTGTCTGTTTGATTTCCTGTAATCCACATTTTAGTACCATCAGGTTTAAAATCAAGTCCAAAGTTATCATTGTCTACAGTTGTTACCAGTGTTTGTGTAAAAGTTGCAGTGGATACATCAAATCCAGTTGTTAATGCATACTCATGAACGTTGCTGTTTGTTACACCAGTAACAAACATTTTTGTACCATTGAAACTAAATTTTACTGATGTTGGATTTGGACATTCAGCAACGGAATAACTGTCAATAAAGGTTACAGTTGAACTAAGATCAAATCCATTTGAAAGACTGTATTCATTTACATCATCACCCGTTGTACCAGTGATAAACATTCTAGTGCCATTGTCATTGAATGCAATTCCTCTAGGATTTGTTTCTTGGGCATTTACACTATAAGTTGGACCTGCTGTTACTGTAACAGGCCCGCTTTTATTTGTCTGTACTGTAATGTTAATATTTTCTGTATAGTCTACAGGCATAAGTTCTTCGCCGAAACCTTCCAGTACAGCTTGTTGAAAAACATTGCCGTTGTAATCATCTGAGAAACTTGCATTTGCAGTTGTAAATTCTGAAATGTCAATGTCACCTGTTTGTGTGCTTGTAAAATCGCCACCAAGTAATATAGTATCACCTTCCCAACTTCTAATACTGTGATCTTCATAATTAAGTGTAATAACACTGTTTCGTTCAATATCTTCTATTTCAATATTTGTAGATTCACCATGTGTATTGCTTTCCATACTGCTTAACAGTTTTGTATGGAAAGGTTTAATGCTGTTTACATATTTTTCTACAACACCAATATCATATGATTGATATTTGTCTTTGTTTATTAGCAATGGTCTTTTTATTCCTAAATGTGCGAATGTAGTCTTAAAAGCAAAGTCGTCTGCTGTATTTTGTAGAATTGCTGTAAACAATAACTTGAACCACATCTGATTATACTTAACATGATGTGTGCCAATAAAGATTTCACTTCTAAGTAGATCCATTAGTCTGCTTATAACGTTGTCGCTACATGCATCAAAAGGTGTTACATCTAATCCAATAGCATCAAAGCCATTTCCAAACTTTGATTGGTTCCATATCTCTTCACTTAGTTGCACAGTTGCTTTTTCTTTAAACACCAGTTTATCAGTACCATTGATGTAATAGTACATTTCGCTTCTGTCTATATCTGCTCCTGGGCTTGTACTTTTTACTAAAATATAACTACCATCAACTGGATCTCCAGCATTTATATAATCTGTTCTAGTATTGTATACAATATCAGCTACTGTATTTGGGTTAAACCTAAATGTTTCATTGCCGTCTGAATCTTTTTCAACCAAGTGCCAGTCTACTAAGTTTATATAATCTTTAATTTTATAAGTTACAGTTCCTTCTGTAAACGTGCTGGTAAATGCATTTTCCCAATTATTAATTTCATCTATAACATTTACCTCACTTAACAATGAGTTTACACTATGTACAAAGTTTTGTCTAGCTTCTTTTACATCTCTATACAAACTTTGTCTTGGACGCACTTGAAATCCGTATCTGTTGTATTTGTGTAATTTTAGATCAGGTACTGGTTGTCCTCTCCAAACACTGATGTCATCAGCTTGTGTGCCTTCAATGAAGTTATAATCATATACTTTACTCCAATGGCTCATGTCGGTATCTAAACTAGGTTGATTGCCTTGGTTGTTTGCTTGCAAACTAACATAAAAGTCTGTGCCTTCTTTCACAACTTGATCATCATCGTATACTGTTAGGTTAGCCCAAGTTGTATAAGTTTTGTCAACACTAAATCTGTTAAAGCCAGACAAGCTATCTCTTAACTTGACATGCAAATATTCAGGTATAGTAATGTTTGGGTCTTTTTCTGCTAGCATTACCCAATCTTGCATTGGTAATGCGAGATCTTTATTCTTTTGATTAAGTTGTGCCACTGTATCATTGTTGACAAAGTTTCTGATATTTGCTAGTAACAAAGTATCATTACCTGCTTGTGCCGCCCAACTAAGGTCAAACGCATTTGGATTAAGCATTATTTGTGCAAGTTGAAAAACATTGTAATTACTATTCCTAATACTATTGGTTTTGTTTTTTACCCAAAAGTAGTAAACTGTTTCAGTTTGTTTGCTTACTTCATTATAGTAGTTTTCCTCAGTCCAGTTATATACAGTTTGCCCGTTTATTACTACGCTGTATGATTCACCACTTGCTTGTCTATTGTCAACTAATGCTTTTTGTATTACCAAGTCACTCCATTGCTCTGGAGGTACAGGACTTGCTGTCCATTCGTAAATGTCTATGCTGGAGCCATCAAACAATTTACCCCAATTATTCTGTTGATAATCTATTGTACTTTGTTCATAATCCAAGTATACTGCGGTGCTGGTATTCCACCATCTTACACCCAAGTATTCTCTTCCCCACTGCTCGTCATTTGTAATGCTACCATCTATATTATTAAAATTATAGTTTGCAATATCGTTTGTAATTTTATAGTCAATTTCTTTATCTACAAACCCAAATATAATTCCTTTAGCTGGATCAAAAATTTCTAAAGTTGTAATAGTGCTTTGTTTTTCTGCGTCATACAATTTAATATTTTCTACCAAATCATTTCTTGCTTGTGCAATACCTGTTCTAACTTGCTTCCAAGAACCAATGTGACCATTGCTATCACTCCATGTACCTTGCCATTTATAAACTGCACTTTGTCCTGTTCCATCATCATCTACATAAGCATAAATTGGATTTGCTGACAGTGTTTGTCTAACGCCTGCAAAATTGTATTTGTAAACATCATTGATTTTTACTTGTCTATCTGCTTCTAGTGCCGCATAAGTTGAGAAACGCATTTTTCTCAAAGGATAAATGTTACCAGTGTTGCCGTTTTGCTCAATAAATTCATCAATAAAAAATTTATTAGTTTGATTAGACACTTTAGTTACTTTATGTATGCCATCTATATTAGGTACACTATTACTTCCTCTTATTAAAATATAATCTCCAACACTCAAGTTATGTGCTTGCACATCACCTGTTTGCCTATTAACTTTTATCTCTGCATCATCTCCAGCGTCTGGGCCTGCACAAATATCAAATGTATACATACCAAAGTCCATTGTTTGATATACTTGATATCCCAAGTTATAACTGCCAAACTCACTGTCATCTGCAACCCATATAGCAAAAATATTTGGATCATTAGTGTCTTTTGTAAACACTGGATTGCCATTTGAATCTACTAAGGCTTCAAAAACTGCACTAGTTGTACTTTGAGTTGCACTTAAAGTTTGTGCAGTTATACCCACTGTAGTGTTTGCGGTGCCGGCACCAATAACCATTGTACTGTTTGTACTTGTAAGTCTTAGCCTGTTGCTGGCATTTGTTGCACTTACTCCAGTGATATTTGCATTATTAATTTTTTCTACAATATCAGTAATATTTAAACCAACATTACTAGTAGCAGTTGTTGTACTTGCTGGTACAAGTCCACTTGGTAAACCCATTGAACTATTTGCAGTTCCTGATCCTATAAACAAAGCAGAAAGTGTTGAATTAATTTGTATTACGTTGGTATTGGATGTTCCTGCTGATGCTGTAATACCAGATAATCCTGCGTCATTGATTTGATCAATTACTTGTTGTTGTGACAGAGGCTGATTAGTGTTTTGTGTATTTGATGATGCTGATATAGTTTCTGTAGCTGTACTAAATCCAACACTTGCATTTTCAGTGCCAACACTTATTGTTAAATTAAAAATTACTGCTGGTGTGTTTGTTGTTTTAGTTATTTTAAGTCTACTGCTAGAATCAGCACTTGCTGTAACATTGCTAATGCCTGCATCATTTATTTCTTGTACTATATCATTAAGCGTATAAAGTTTAAATCCAGGTGTAGATATAGTTGTAATTATTGTGCTTACTGCAAACGTAGTTGAAGCATTGCTACTATTTTTGAGATAAATTGCAATATCATCTGTAAATGTACCATTGTTCATTGCACCTTGAGAATCTGAAATATCACTAGGTGCTACAATTTGTGTTCCTGCTATAACTTGTGCGCCTGTATAGGTTGTACCTTTAATGTTATTAATGATAATCAAGTCTTGGTCTAATAAAAACTCTGCAGGTTGTTGTGTACTACCTCCTGCTTGAATTAGAGTAAGCAAATGACTTATGTTTAATCCTGCATTATTATTATAGTAAGTTGTGATCCAAGTTGTCCATGCCGCTGTACTATTAGCCGCAACGTATGCCGATCTTAAACCTTCTATTCTTGCAATTCTGTCTGTTGCTGTTTGAGCAATTGAACTTTGATTTTGTATCCAACTAGTGTTAAAACTGTTTTCATATGCTTGTTGGGCTGTAATATTTTGCGTTGTATTTTGTGGATCGCTAAAGTTTACGGTCGTACCGTCAATAATCAATGTAGCTGTTGCACTGCCTTGTATAGTTGGATTAATAGTTGTACCAACTTTCTCAATGTCTCCAAAAGTAGTTGTAGAAACAACATTAGAAAAAGTAATTGTAGAGTTAATAGTAGCACTAGAACCTAGTATTAATGTTGATCCATGTGGCACTACATTGGCACTAGCGATATCAACTGTACCTGGCACTTGTATAATATTTGTGGTTGTGCTGGTTGCACTCTTGCTTAAAGTAATAGTGTTGCCATCAATAACTAAAGTTTGCCCTGTGCTTGGAATAACCGGTAATTGTACTGTACCTTTTAATTCAATGGGGTTATCAGCGGTTGCTAAACCACTAGAACCATCTTCGTCTATCATTGACCAAGTTCTACCTTTGTGTAAAACTTTTTCATTAAATTTGTAACTTACATTACTATCCCAAATGCCAATGTCTTGCCAATTTCCGCTGTGATCATATGATGCTTTTACTTCTTGTGGAAACTGTTCAAAGTCTTCTTTGTTTATAACTTTGTAGTCTGCTTCACTTAACAAAGGTAAACCAGCAGTTGTGAAATCTCCTGCAAACAATTCGTCACTTGTATCTTTAAATGTGTTTACTGGTCTTGTTAAAAAATTATCTTCTGTACTACTACTAACTTTCAACGGACTTTTGTCGTCTATGTCAATAACAATGTCGCTCAATACATCAAATTTTTGTCCTTCAGTAATCCTGACAGGCTGTGGACTTGTAATTAAAAATTCAGGTGTAATCTGAAATTCTAATGTACTTCGACTGGATGTGTTACCAAAGTCTGCAATTCTTACTGCCCATTGTTCTAATAGCTCTGCACTTGCTTCACCGTCAAATAATTCCTGGTTACGCATAAATGCCGTTAGTGCATGATCTGTACCTTTGTATTTGTAACTTCCTTTAACAAATTCGTAAAGACTGTCATCATCAAAGTCTAAGTTTTCACTCCAACTTGGTTTGTTATATCCTGCATTGAATCTTGCAATATCACTCAATTGTTTATTGCTTAATGTATTTGTTCTGCCTAAGTATTGATCTACTTCTCTAGCTGTAGTATCAAAGTTTGGTATAACTGTATTATCATTAACAATGTAACCAGGTGTGTATAATTTACCATTCCAATCTTTTGTTCTACTACCTCTCCAAACTATTCTATTGTGTCTTTGAGCAATACTGGCATCATATATTACATCATCAAAATTTGTTATATTATCAAATATAAACATATGTTCTAATTGTACTTTATACAATCTTATTCCGTATATTTTTACGCTGTCTGGATCTTTAACTTGAAATATAGTTTCGCTGTCTGGTTCCATACTTTTACGGTCAATAATTAAATCTGTACTGGATATTTGTTTTCCTGCTTCATTTAAAATGTTGTAGACGCCATCATACTTTTTGTTAATATTATCAAAGTATCCATCAGATCCATCGTTAACTATTACTTTTGTATCATCTGGAATCAATGTAATATCAGCTGTGCTATTTCCTATTGCCCAGGTTACAAAGTTAGCCGCAGAACTTCTCCATTGTTGTGTGAACCCTAAATTGTTTAAGTAATGACCATAGCCACTTATAAAGTTATAAACTTCTTGTAATGATCTTAGTTCTGTATTATAGTCCAACTGAGATGTTGCTTCTTCAAATTCTTTGTAACGAAGCACTGTGGCTGTGTTTGTGCCTTGAAATTCTACACTTATACCTTGTGTTGCTGTCTTTGGTTTGTTGTAGTTAAAATATAACAAACTGTTATCAAATCCATTAATAGTATATCCATTTGCTGTTTTACTAATTTTTATACCGCCAAAGAAAAATTCCACATCTGGTTTGCTGGTATACATTACAGTTGAGATATTTTCTTCAGGCACAAATACTTTACCTTTGTCCTGACTGCTTTCTAATATAAACTGATTGTTTCTGTTTACAAATCCGCCTGCTTTGATTACAGGTTGAAAACTTAAATTTGCTAATCTAGTTCTGAGTGTATCTGCACTAGTACCATACAAATTACTAAATTCAATAATTGCATTGCTTAGTCCATTGTAGTAATGTGTTGCATCTCCAACAAGAATAGGATCTAGTTCTGCACTTCCTGTTGAAATGCCTAGTAATGGTCTGTTAAAATACTGTGATCCTTGATTGGTAACACTAGCACTTACAATACTTCCATTTTCTATATAAACTGTAACTTCACCATTGATACCAAAATTATCATTCACTGTAATAGTAGGTGACGCAGTATATCCGCTACCAGGATTTACAATTTTAACACTTTCTATAATCTTACCTGAGATTGAACTTCCACTTATGTCAGTGTTTTTCCAACTATCTAATTTTAGTTTATCTGTATCAATTTCTTGTGGATGATCATAACCTTGTAAATTCTTAACCTGTCTTCTTGCTGTTCTAAAATAATTGTTTAGTGCAATTAGTGGTCTTGTTCTTAAAAACGCAAGTGTTTGTGCAAGTTTTCCTGCACTAGTTCTACGCCATTCAGCTTCTACCGGACCCCAATCTCCATAAACAAAATCTTTAGATGCATCACCCGAAGTAGGTGTTGGAACTACTCCAGCTGTGTCTGGATCATTGAGTATGCCAAGTAATGTGACCAGTGTTTTATTATTCCAATCGTAATCTTTATATGCGTAATTAACATCATAAGTTTGATTGTTTGTTCCTAAAGCAGGATCGCTTGTTTGTCCAAACTGTAGTGCAAGTAAAAGTGCTTGTCTTTTTACTGCATCAGTCCAACTGTAGTTTGTGTCCCACCATGTTGGTTTAGTATTATGACCTAACATTTCCCAAGGATGGGTATGTGGTCTATCTGTGTTGAAATAGTAGATATATAAGCCTCTCCAACCACCAATGCCAGGTCCTACACTGCTATAGTTCCAAGTCCATTTGTCACTGCCATCATAGTATGTGTTGCTGTTTAACTCAGTAATATTATTGTTAGATTTAAATTTATTAAACTCACTTCTAATAGATTCATTAACTTCGTTCCAAGTATACACTGCTGGTCTGTGTGCATTAGGAAGGTATGTACTAACGTTAAGTGTTTTAGCTATATCCTCTCCTAAGTTATTGTAAATTCTAGTTTCAAGATCCCACAAGCCAGCATCAACAGGATTAAATCCTGCTTGTTGTCTATTGTAAATTTCTGTGCCTTGTCTTACATGTACACTCCCGTCATGTCCTAAAACTACACTACTGGTAAATGATCCGTCACTATCTTTGCTATAGTCACTTCTAAGTTCAGGCACATAAGGTTTTATTAATCCTAGTTTTACTGCACTAGGTGGAACAAAACTTACACTGCTTCTCTTGTACCATCTAATGTGTGCATTGTTAAGTCCTGAAGCAGGAAAACTATTAATTCCTTGTGCAGTTATAGTAACTTTATTTTGATTAAGTGTGTAATCTAAATTTTTAACAAGTGACTTCCAGGAGTGGTTACCATTGCTATCTGGAATCTGTATCCAAACTTGCACATGATTAAATGTGTCATCATAGTTATTAATTGCCTCAGGTAATTCAAACACTGGTGTTTGATTAAGTATCCAACTAACATCTATGCTTTTGTAATCTCTATACATTGCCATTTCGCTGTGTGCAAATGAACTTTCTGCATTTTTACCTAAGTTAAGTGCTTCTAGTGTTTTATCAACAAGAGTATAAATTGGAATAGTTTGATCTAAATCTTCATGCAGTTGTACAATTTTAAGTTTGAATTTTTCTTTGAATTGTTCATAGTTTGAACTTGCAAATTGCAATGCACTGTACGGATTTGTTGATATATCTACCAATAACTGGTTTAGCAATTCAGTACTATAAGGTTGTTGTCTAATAGTGCCGCCTATATCATTTATTTGTACTATGTTTCTATAGTTGTTTGTTCCATACCAATTACCAGAAAACAAAGGATTACTTGTCATCTGACTACTGAAGTGTTGAATTAAATCTCCATAACTTACTTTGCTAAAATCTAAATTTTGTGCATTGTGTACTTGTGTAAGTGCTGGTTCAAATTGACCTTCTCCTGTAATACTATATTCTTTGTTTGTGAAAAAATTAAATTCGTAAATGTCGTCTTTGGTTAGTCCACTAGTAATGCTTATAATATCTCCGGTGTGACTAAAAGCTGTAAATGGATCTCCATTTTTAAAGACTGTAACATTTGTTTCACTTGGATTATCACTTAAAAATATTACACCAAAGTTTGCTGGATCAGATACCAATCTATACTTTATGCTGTTTACTGTAGGAGTTCCTATTTGAATTTGAAATTGATTACCTGTACCAGCTGTTCTAGTAATACCTACGCCAATTGGTGAATCATTCATGTTTACAAATTCTATTTCAGCTTGTGGAAACAATGTGTTAATTGTGTAATTGTTACTGTAATGGAAAAATAATGTAGGTAATTTTCCACCAATCCTTTGCACTCTACCATTGTTTGTATCAACAGTAGGTTGACTGCTTACTCCTAACAATCCGAATTCTTTGAATATGTTATAGCATCTATCACCAACAAAACTTGTATGTCCAACATCTACTTTCAGAGGTACACTAGGATCACTAATTACTTTTCTAATTTGTTTGCGTATGTTTTGTCCATTTCTTAAGGGTGTCCAACCATTGTGATAACGACCACTTGTAAAGTATTTGTAATAGTAATAGCCTTTAATTTCTTCTTGGTTACTCTTGGATAAATCTGTACTTTGATTTACATATGTAAATCTTTTGTCTAATAATTCACTGTAAAAATTAAGCCCTGGATTATTTCCATAGTCAACATATTCTGGAGCAAAACCCAATGCATTATCATAGCTTCCAGTGTCACTGTGTACAAAGTCAAATATAGTAGCACCAAAAAAGTCACTGTTTGAATATGTTGTAGCATCATCAATTTTTACAAGGTTAGTGTCATAAAGCTGTACTTTCATGCCTTGGCTTCTGTGTTGCTTTTGTTGACCGTATACCCATCTTGTGCCGTTCCAAAATATTTCAGCACCACTAAACGGATCACTTCTATCACTTATACCAGCCCGAGTATCTTCTGGTGCATTGTGAACAAAATTATATCCATTTAAAATTACAATTTTGTCGCCACTTACTAACTGTGTTGCACTGTTAGATCCGTCATCATTGTATCTTACTTGTAGAGCAATACTTGAACCTACACCAGAAACTTCAAATATTTTATTTTTGTATACATTATTTGTTGATTCTAAAAATAGTATTAAATCTCCGTCTTCTACTTCAACTGGTACAACTTGTTTCCAAAATTCTCTATTTTCTCCGTGTATTGGATTGCGTATTTCACCATGAGCTTGTACACATTCCCAAAATGTAGTGACTAAGTTAGGTGTCACACCGCTAGTAACTTTAACTTTATCTCCAAAACTATAACCTTTAATAGTCCACTCTGATGTGTATTGACCAGGAAATAAATTATATGATGATTGTCCAACTATTTTTGTTGCTGGGTCTATTTTATCTTCTAATACATGATCAACATTTAAAATATGTCTTGTACCAGTGTTATATTTTTCTAATCCAGCTTTGTATTCGATAATAGGTCTTACTGCTCTGTATCTATCGATTGCGTAAATTTCATCCTTAACATTATTACTTCCGCTATAAGTCAAGCTGTTTGCAATAGTTTGTTCATGAACCCAAAGATTTGAACGTGACCAAGCACTTTTATCTGGACTGGTACGCTGTTCACATGTATAATCTCTAGTAGTCATTCTATGTTCTCGGAGATCGTACTTTTTAAAGTCAAATGCAAATTGATCTGCATCAAATCCTGCAGGCTCTTGACTACTATAAGTTGTAATGTTAGCCCATACTCTTTTACCTTGTTGTCCTTCATATTGTCCAGGTTCAAATTGTTGTATTAATTGTATACCGTTTGGATCTCCTACTCCGTCTACAATAAAAATTGCATCGTTGAGATAATCACCAGATGTAGTATAAGAATAAAATGTATGGATCTCAACCTCTTCGTTGACTGCTGGTGCAGTATTAAATGTTACAACACCAGTCCCTGAATTATATGTATATGCACTTGTTGGTTGTCTTACATTATTAACATATACTTTGTTTCTCACAGCACCAGTAACTGAAGCTGTAAAAGTAGTATTTCCTATTACTGTTTGTGTAAATCTATCAACTGTATGCGGAGCAAATCTAATACGCATGCCGTTTTCAAATGTTAGTGTTCTACCATTTTTCTGTACAGCGGTAGTGTATGTAGTTTCTCCAATTATAGTATCAATGTCAAATGAACTTGTGTATTTTAGTTCACTGGGTGGAAGAACATCTAACACCCAATAGTATCTATGATGATTTATAAACATGTCATAGTTAATTGGTAGATCTAATGTAAACGCTTTTTCGTTAAGAATTTTATTATGATTGTTTGTGTTAACTTCATTATATTTTAAACTACGAATTAAGTCATCATACGCTAGTGCTTGGTCAATACTGTCGTCATCTTTTTTATTAACCATGCCTGGGGTAAACTGATAGGTATCATTGCTTCTATTATCTATTAGATAACTGTCATCTAAGCTAGGAGTAAACTTACTATCTCCTACAGTTTTTCCAACAAAATGTTTAACAGATTCTAAACTACCACTTGACATCAACTGTTCAAGTGTGCTATCAAAGAATTGTTTGTTTACTGTGGTTTGTAAAATATCAGGTAATAGTTCACTTACTCTTCTGCTTCCTGTCTTTTGTAAACTTTCCCCAGGTCGAGTTATCTTAGGAACTATAGTTGGATTAGTTTTACGCTCGCTCATTAGTAACCTCCGCCAGATGAAGCACTACTAGTTGAAACATTGCCTGTACTATTTTCACCTACAGTAGTTAGGTTTGCTATACTACTTCCTGTTACTGAAATATTATTTGATTTGACCACTGGTAGAAATAGTTCGTCACTGTTACTGCTTATTTCAAATAATGCAATGCTATCATTTGGATTAGCAACACTTTCGATTGTAATTTGACTGATTTCACCAATCATGTTGTTGTGTATAAATGCCGCCATTTCAGTAAAGTAAAAATCTTCTCCAAAGTCCCAGTTATCAATATTAAAGTAGGTATCAATTAAATTTATCACTCTTTGTTTGATCTCTGTATCACTTAATGTAGTATTTGAAGTTTTAGTTACATTAAATTTAGCTTGTAATTCTCCACTTGCTAAATCTCCAAACAATATTTTATACTTTACAGGTCTATATATAACTTGATCACTGATGCTCTTTTTACTGTTTAAACTATCAAACATATCAGTAAGTTCACTTATGGTTGGTGCATTTGGTCTAGTCTCAGGTCTAGTATCATACAATGCCCAATTTCTAAATGCAGTGTTGAAACTATCTAATAATACATATGTGTCTACAATATTTGTTGTGCTTGGATCAATTAAATGATTTAGGTCTGCAATCCTATTGTATTGTGTATGAAGACTGCCAACACCACTTACTACAGAAGTACCATTTACTTCATCTTGCACATTGTAATCAAAACCATCCACAGTTTTAGTTCCTAATTTAATAGTTTGTGATCCTACTATTCTTTCAAATGCTTCTGGGTCATTTGGATATCCGTCGTTATCAGGATCAGCAAGTGTAACTCTTACATTGTGTGGATCTGAATATCCATCTGCATAGGTAAAATATCCGTATGCATTAAACTGAAAGTCTTTGCCAATTGGATTTGGATCTGTTTCGCTTGTAGGGTTAATACTTAGGATTTTAACATTATCTCTGAGAGGCTTTAATGTTTCGCTACTAAATGTTTCTGCAAAATTTAAATTAGTAAATTTAAGTTTCTTTGGACTTCCAACTATAAACTGTGTTTTTCTAGTTAGCATTTCCCATTCATTTACGCCATAGTTAAGTCTAATAATCCAACTGTTATCTATACCAGTGCTTGAACCATCGCCTGCATACTGTAAACTAAAGTTAGATACTTGATTTAATGTTTCGCTGTTTACTGGTAAGTTAGCACCTTCTATTAGTATCCACTTTTGACTTGCCGCATTGTAACGCAATCCAAAACTATTGTTGCTATTAATTTTAGAAATTAAATTTGACCTTGTCGTTGCATCTAAGTCTGTGCTTAGTCTAGGCACTAGTCTGCGTATTCTACTTCCACTTCCTACAACATCTCCTAAAACAATACTGCCTTTTCCTGTATTGTCTATACCTGTAGGAGCTCCAGCACTGTCATCATCTCCTAATCCATCTTTATAAAGTCTGTCTACTTTAACAAATTGTGTTTTTGCATCAAGTATAACACCTTTTACTGTAGCACCTGTACCACCGCCACCTGTAATAGTGATATTAGTACTTTGATCATATCCACTACCGCTGTTTGTAATGGCTACGCTGGTTACTTGTCCATTAGCAAAAGTACAAGTTGCTGTAGCACCTACGCCTTTGCCTGTAATTACTACGGTAGGAGTACTAGTGTATCCACTACCGCCGCCTGTAACACTAGCACTGCTAATATATCCCATTTTATAAGGTGCATCAATAAATTCTACTAATCCATTGATGTCTGCTTTCTTTAGTACGCTAGTGGTTGTTTGTCCCATTCTTTGAATAATACTATTATAAGTTATATAACCACTGCAGGTTCCACTTCCTTTTGTAATTTGATTCCATCTATACACATTACTGTCACTGCCGTCTGCATTAAAAAATGTTATACCATCAGTTGTATCATTAAAGTCTTTAAATGCATTGTGCGTTGCTGAACTATAACCCTGTCTGTTGTAATAAAAATTAAATATCTCAGGATCTGAAAGCATTGGTTTTACATATTTGTCATATATTTGTGTTCCGTTTAAACTTGTAGGTAAACTTACAACACTTCTTGATGTGATTCCATTTTCATAAAGATATACATCATCAGCATACTGTGTTGCATCACTGTATGTTGCTGTTGGATCATAGATATCACGGAACCTACTGTGTCCACTGTGTACTCTATTAATACTTTTAATTTTTCTAATGTTCTCACTTGCTGTAAGAGGTGCAATAGCATAGTCATCTGCTGTTACCATTCTATCCTGCGTTGTAAAGAAACGTGGAGCATTTGCTTTAATACTAGCAAGGCTTTCTCTCTCACTTGCATTGCTTACAACACTTTTTAAACTACATCTAAATCTTGCTTGATGTGTGTTTCCACTTCTGTTAATATATGTTACACCAAAACCAATACTGTTAAAACTGTCAGGTGTTAAATTATACGTTCTGTTTAGTCCTGTTCTATACCAAACTCTTATAGTACCACGTGGAATATTTCCAAATCTGCCGTCAGCAAAAAGAATACTAATCTGATCATTCTCTCTACTACTAATACTGTAAATATCTCTAATTTTATTTTGTCTTGCGTTGAACAAAGTGTTAGCACCAAATAGTCTATCTACCCTAGTCCATGTTTTTAAAACTTGACCTATTTCGTCGATGGTCTGCACCCATACTTCGCCATTTGCTACATTATCACTGTTAATATCAACTGACAAGTTTGGCAGTCCGTTGTCGATTTGAAAATCTTTAAAGTTAAGTGTGCCTTGTTTAAAACCTACAAAAAATCCAGTATTAGGTGACCCAAATCCGCTATTGTCATTTCTATAAAGTAAATCAACTACTGCATATGGGTCAGGTGTTTTTTCTATAATTGCATTTGTAGTGCTATTAATACTTGGACTATACAAACTAAATGTTGCATTAGCATTGTTAATTTTATTTGAGAACTCTCTACTGGTTTTGTTGTTGGTACTGTTTGTTCTATAAACTTCGTTTGACACTCCTTCAATTACTGTTTTACTAAAAGGCGATCCAAATTGACTACTGCTTTGAAAAATGCTATTCATAATAGCTAAAAAGTTTTGATAACTTGCAGGATTTGTTACATCTTCAAATTGCGTTACAACATTTGCAAGACTTTCGCCTGTTGCATCAAATACCTGTTCATCTGTTTGCACACTGTCAATTTTTAAATATCCATTTGCTATTACATTTCTGGTTGGAGTGTAACCTAAGAATTCAGCAATACGCAAGGCGCTTTCTCTACGTTCTGCTGTACTTAGATAGTTTTCTCTTTGTCCTAAGTCGGCTCTAAATGCTAGGTTGTGTCCTAGGAATGCAATCAATTCAATTAGTGCTATAAATTCACTTGAATTAATATAATCATTAAAATTTTCTGGGTAGTTAGTTTGAATGTAATCAACCATTGCTGTTCTGATTGTTTCAAAATCGTATGCTTTAAGATTTGCTTGAGCAAAACTTTCGTATGCTACTGTAAAATCTTCAGCGGCAAATAAACTACTTTGACGTGCGCCTTGTGCCATTATTCCTCACCTGTAAAATTAAGCAACAGTTCTTCTGCTGTTCCTGTATCAACGTATTCTAATCTAACCTTTATCTCTAAACTGTGTTCAGTTGGTTTGCTTAATAGCGTTTCTAACACATTCCAGCGTGGATCATTGTTAACTATTTTGTCAACATCATCTTTTGCTTCTTGCTCTGTCATTTCATCTAAAGGCTCAAATACTAATTCAGGCAGTATACTGCCAAAAGTAGGATTTCCTACTCTTTCTCCACGACGAGTATAAAAGTGATTGAGTAAATCACGCTTTGCAAGGTCAGTATCTGTAAGTGTTTTTGCACCGCTAATACTGTCTATTGTGCTATATCCGATATAGGTTACCATACTATTATTTATGG